CGTTGCCTGTGTTGGAGTTTTGAATGCAAATCCACGTCTCGCGCTGCGAGGTTGCCACCAAATCACCCTGCGTGTAGGTCGCGCCAGCCGACCACGCACGCCCGCCGATGTCAGGGCTACCACTACCGCCGCCGATGCCTTTAAGTATTGCTCGGATACTTACCTCGGCCCCTACTGGAGGCGGCTCGCTAAACGTCAACGTGGTGCCTGCAACCGTCCAGCCGCTCGGCTGATCAATGCCATCAACGCTCACCAAATAGCCTCCAGCAGCATTGCCAGATCCACCAGTAAACTCAAACTGTGTGTCTGTTCCGTTGCCAGTGCCAATTGTCAAATACGTTCCAGCCGCCAATGCAACGCCAATTTGAGCTACGCCAGTATCTGCTCCAAGATAAATATCTCCTGTAGTAGTATTGACGGCAAGCTCTCCTAACGCGAGCGAAGTAGGATACCCCGATCCAGTTGCGGCATTGCGCTTGGGAACGACTGGGACGATTTGATTAGACATGGTTTAGTAAGTTCCGCCTGTAATTGTTCCAATGGACAAAAGTCCAGATCCATCAATTGCAAGTCCTGCACCAACCTTGATGCCACCCAACTGGGAGGTGGTTGCTGCTGGCAAGGTATAAGTGCCTTGAATTGCGCTCAACACACCTCCAGCAGTGATTGCAAGATTTGCACCAACGGAGATTGCACCAAGCTGGGCAGTGGTTGCAACTGGAAGTTGCGAACTAGTTAAGACACCAGCACCATTCAACGAAGCAACACCGTTAAGTGCGCCGAGTTGCGAAGTGGCAAGTGCGCCAATGTTGTTAGGAGCAAGCGTTACATTTCCATTAACTGGAGAAACATTATTAACGCTAATTACCTCGGATGTAGCACCGTTAATCTTGTCCCAAGTGGTTCCGTTAAAAGCCAGAACATCACCAGCAATAAACGATGTCTTACCATCAATTGGAGTACCTACAGTTGCGGTATTAGCGCAGACATAATAGTCACCAGTTGCAGCAGTTCCGCCACCTACAACGCCACCAGAAGCAATAACTGGCGAGGTATTGACTGTCCATGCGCCTTTATAATGAAGCTGTCCAATTACACTCGGAGGCAACTGAGCCAAAGCAATGTACCCAGATCCATCAAGTTGAGGAATGCCACCAGCAACAGCAGATTGTGTAAGGCCAGGAATTTGAGACGTTGATAAGACAGGAATCTGTGCAGTAGAAATCTTACCAGAACCATCGAGTTGCACTACACCATTTGCGGTGCTAGTGGTCGTCAGTTGTGTAAGTTGCACACTACCTGCCGTAACGTCTACGGGAGCGGCTGAGTTGCCTTGTAGATAAAGGCGACCAGAAGCCGTATTAACGGCAATTTCACCCAACGTCATGCCCGTAAGAGCTGTTGGGGCTACTGTGGATAGTGCTGTCGCGTTTAAGCGAGGTACAATTGGAACAATTTGATTCGACATAAACTAATAAGTGCCTGCGGTTATGGTTTTGGGAGTCCATTGCGAGCCATTAAAGACAAGCATTTGACTGGTTGTTGGAGTTAATGAATCGATTGGTTTTCCTTGAAGAGCCACAACTGAGGCTGTGACGCTACCAGCATTGATAATAATATCGCCAGAAATTGCTGGTATTTGTGATGTCTGAAGATGTCCGCTGCCATCTAGTTTTGCAAGCGAAGAAAGTTGCGTAGTAGCTATTGCGCCAATGCTTTGTGGCGTAACAGTAGAAACAAGCAGGGACTGGGCAGCTGTCTTTGTGATGCCTTCCTGATTCAACACAACAATATCATCTGCGTTGATCGTACTTGCCGTTGGTAAGGCAGATATTTTTATTTCATCCATAAATTGCCCTTAAAGTCGCATGAATTAAACCATCATTCTACTGGATGTAAAGCGGAATCACAACAGCCACTTATCCTTTGAGCATGCTCAGGCCATGCCCGTTCCCAACGCATTTCGTCTTCAAGTGATGGATGCGCGTTGATAGGACAAGCCGTATTGTCTTGCATGATTGTATGCGCTGTCTGGCAACGGCGTTTTCTGTCGCAAGCCTTGCATACTTCAGATCTTTTGTCCAATAACCAACGCGGAATCATGTGATTGTAAGGTAGTCAATAATTGCAATCCCACTTTGTAGGCCTTCCCCCGCATATATTTTTCCAACAGATCCAGTTTCAAGAAATTCAAATGTAAGATCAAGTTGTGAAATATCTGTATTTCCAAAACATAAATTAAATATATGTAAATTTGACTGCAAATTACAATATTGACTTGTTTTTTTTCCAGATAAATTTGGTATATTTAATTTCATTTTTTCAGTTCCATTTATATGCAATCCTTCCCTAAGAGGAAATTCATTATTTTTTGGAGCATTTCCTGCATATAATGGAAAATATGATAGCCCACGAATTAACCATGATCTACAACTTGTAGTTGCTTGGTTTAATTCAAGCCTACGAAAATAACCGCTATTATTTGATAATTCATATTTTCCAGTCATTGAAAATTCTTTAACAAAACCATACAATGCACATGTAGCACATTTTCCAAAAACTTGTCTATTGTTATAAGAAAATCCTGCAACAATAGAATTTTTTGTAGAATTATCTGATGAAATATCAAATAAAGTAGAACAAATAAGTTCTCTGTTTGAGATTTGCCTTAATGCGGAATTTGCTATGTAATTAAATGTAAAAACATGTAAATCATGAAATGCATCAATATATTGCATTGCAACTCTTATTGAAAGCGCAAATGAATTTATCTTACGATTACATGGATTCATTTATGTAAATTTTAAATCGCATACATTTGGATATGGTTGCTGACAAGAATTTGTAATAGTTTTTACGCCATCAATTTCTTCCAAATATCCAGCAACATAATACGAATTTGTAGTGGTATTTGATGGCAGCGATTCTTGCCCAAACAAAATATCAATGCTGGAAATTGTTACGTCATTAGTAACAAAAAAGCACTTAAATAGTACCCATCCGACAATCCAATCATTTACAAGTCCAGTGCTTGGATTCATGCCATTTGGAAGAACTGGCGGACTGCCAATGGTTCCAGATGCCATGCGTACCTTTGCGCCATTTTCTTCTAGCGTCATCTTAAATGGGCATGCTGCTCGTTCGGCGGAAATTACACCACTACCGTTTACAGTAATGCCATCTCCAATGATCACAGAGCCTCTTGCAGAGGTTGTTGCAATTGGTATCGACAATGACCCGCTTCCATCTACAAGCGTGCCAGAACCCGCTTTTACAACGCCGACATTAGATGTAGTTGCAATTGGCAATCGGGCACTATTAACAGTGCCAGTTACAAGATCACCTGCATCAGTTGTCTTAAATTGAAAAGAGGTTGTCTTTTTTGTCTCACCATCCTGCACAAGTGGAACAAACTCACCACCAGTCAATTGATTAGCGTTAATCAGCTCTGAAATTGAAACTTGATCAAACATAATTAACCAGTAATCAATCTATTTCCCAATTCGCTTGTCAAAAAAAAATCCTGTTCAGTAATAATTGCGCTATCTGCTGGAGGTATTGGTGAACTTGCAATGCGCTTAGTAAACTTAAAAGTCTGCAAACCATCGGCATGAACTTGCACGCGAGCAAAGTTCCTAGAGAACGGTAAGTTCGTGTTTACGTTACGTTTTCTGATGAATTTGGTAATCATATTAGTAGGTATACACCATGTTCATGCGTTGCACTTGCCCCTGTTGTCTCATTAAGACATCAATCTGTTGTTGTAGGGCCATTTCTGCTGATCCATCAAGCATGTTTGCCTCTTCTGCTCGACCTTCAGAGCGCATAAAGTCAGCAGAGATACCGTTGATTAAGTAATCCTTAAAACGATACGGAATAGAAATCATTTTCCAAAACTGACTGTCTTCTGCTGGTGCATGTGCGCCAGCAACTGGAACAGTTTGCCTAGCAATAAAAAAGTTGCCGCGAGATGGCAATTGTTTTTGAGTTGGATTGTAGGCGCTACTTGCCTGACCAGTGTCGTAATACACTATAGATCCAGTTGAATACTGAAGGTATTGATCATACTTAACTCCAGTAAATCTTGGGCAAGTAGTGCGATACTTAATGTGCTTGCGTCCGTTTGTAAGAAACCGCAAGTACGAGTATTCTTCCTGAATAATGCCACCTTCAAATCCAGTATCATTCCTGTCATTAAAGTCCTCGACCAAGAATGACTCATTCTTAAACCGTGTGCTGTTTCTGTGATCGCCGCTAAAAGCTTCTAGTCCTTGAAGTGCATCAGACTCAAGCTGAACAAGAAGGTTTAGATTAGAATTAAATACGACCTTTGTGGTAAAGTCAGAGTTTGGCCCCTTGTATGTGTAGGGATACTCAACAGTTCCAGGCACAAGAGACAAGATCTCAATTGTGTTTATAAACGGCCCGCGTTCACCTTCAAGCGTGGTGTAATTAAACGTATAATTCTTGTCTGTAATAGGAACTCTTGTCCCATCATCCTTTAGTATGTAAAAAGGATTGTTAAAGCTTATATACGTTTGCTCAATTGCATCACGCTTGTATGCATTATCCGTAAAATCAATCAAATAAATACGCTGAAAATCAATATCAAGATTTAACCGTATCAGCATAGAATTACCACCTTGCGGATCAGTAACAATCTGCTCATTAGTAATTTCTGTGATAATTGGGTCTGAGTTTTCCGTAATTAGCACTCTAGAAATAAAGTCGATAGACTTAATTGGATTTCCAGTAAACGTGTTAATTCTGCGCTCGGAGTCAGGCCATTCTTCCCTATCCCAAATAGAACTGATGCGCCTACCGCAAAAGTCTCTGATAGTACCAAAAGACTTGTCATTCAGTGAAGGACGATCAAGGCCGATCAACTGACACACTTGACCTAAAATATCACTAAATGGAACAGTTTTCATGCGTTACTTGCCAGAAGTCCAGCCAACAGAGATTTCTTTGGTTCCACCACTATTGACTTTAAGCTCAGGATTGTCACGAAGAAACTCGTCCATAAACGCTTGATCGTTCCAACAGCCATATCCAAGTTTTTGTCCCCAGAAATGGAACGCAGTCATGGGGATTCTAGCTTTAAGTTGACCCAGTCCTTCAACTGACTTGTGGCGTTGCTTGTTGATCTCTCCAATCCGTTTAGCTTCAATTTCAGCCTGAACCCTATTTTGGTTCCAACCTACACGAAGTTCTTTATCCAGTTGATCAGCAAGTTTAGCGTCTAGTTCCATAAAAGTGGTTGCGGGGGCAGGAATCGAACCTGCGACATGCTGCTTATGAGACAGCCGATCTACCACTGAGCTACCCCGCGATTAAAAATTGTGCTGTCTCTCCAGCAGTCACACCACTTTTGTATCAACTGGCGCACGCGCCAATCAACACTCGCAGGTGTCGCGGAAGTGAACTAAGCAGCAGAGCTGTAGTCAAACTTGCCAAGACCCAATGGGTTCCCGACAACCAGACCAGCAACTGCTTCGATTAAACGAGCAGGGCCACCGCCAAAGTCAGGCAATGCCGTGACTTGGGCAACATTACCACCATAACGTACTTCGATGAGGTTCATGTCAAGAACCAGACCTTTGTACGGAGTGGCAGTGTAGCTGCTTCCGCTGACCGTTCCAAGGAACGTGGTAGGATGCAAGCGCACCGTGCCAAAGTCACCTTGGAATACATCCATGGACTGGATGTAAGTGTCAGCAGCAGCATCACGCTGGAAGGTCTGTACTTTCGTTGCTCCTGCACCAGTAACGGTGGAACCAGTCGTTGTGGTCAACGCAGTAGTGCCCAGCAAGCCCGTGAAGGCACGCTTCAAATCAGTTCCAACAATACAGTCAAAAGACTTGTACTGACCAGTCTGATCAAAGATGGACTTCAGCAAGCCCTGCACAGCAGAGTCTGTAATCGTAGAAGCAGCATCACCAGTTCCAACGATAGAAGCAGAAGGCGTGATGAACGAAGGAGTTTTGGAGCCAGAACCAATATTCAGTCCAGTACCAATGTTATCTCCGCCGATCCAAGCCTGTGCGCCAGCCGTAAGGTAAGGAACGCCACCTGCACCAGTGTCCTGCTGACCAAGCTGATTGGAGGTAAAGGTCACTTCCATGTCACGCTTGAGGCCGATGATAGCTTTTGCTACGTTGTCAGACAACGAATCACGCACGCCAGCAACATCTGCCAAGTCCTGCGCGAGTTTGGAAACACGCACCTGACGACGGAAGATCTGCGCGTAGTTAGCGAGTTCTTTACGATAGCCATCAACGTAGTTGCTGTAGCTGGAAACATCCGTACCGTCAATGGTTCCACCGACAACGGGCTGTGGGTTTTGATCTGCCTGCCAACGGAAATACATATTTCCAGGCTTGCTGCCCTTGCGGGCCATAGAGGTGAAAGGCGTGTCGCGAGCGTCCACAAGGGCGATCATGTCAGCCAAGTCTTCGCGTTTACCGCGACCAGAGAGCGTAGGTTCAGTTAAAAGAGCCATAAGAATGAATTGAGTTGAGAGGGCTACACAAGCCCCATTGCTTTGACCAAATCTGTCAATCCGCCTTTGTCTGAAGTATTCTTAGCGAAGTTCTGACGAGCTTTTAAAAGATCTGATTGAGTACTGGCTGCTGGAGTGGCACGAACGCTTGGTTGCGCTGGGGCACGTTTAATTGGAGTGGGCATGTTAGCTTTCTTTTTTGTCTGCATTTCTGCATAGGCTTTTGCACCTAAGACAACTAATCCAGTAACATGTTTCCAATCTGCTCTGCGCTTCTTTAGCTCTGGAAACTCGCGCAAAACCTGTTGAGCAACTTGATACTCTTCAGTTTCTGGCTTATTCCACCAAGGAAAGTTCTGTGCAATTTCAGGTTCCGCAGCAGCAGCCTGCTGTAAGAACCGCATTCGTTGCGGCAGTTCAATTTCCTTGCGCTTCATTGCTACCTTCTTCATGGCACGAACTTCACTTGAGGTAAGCTCTTGCTCTTCACCGTTAGGCAAAGGAATTACTCCACCATCAATATTATCTTCGCACCACATTAGAACTTCCAAAGCTTTGCCATATTCTTCTTCTACCTTTTGAGTGGTATCCAAAGATTCAACAAACTCTGAGACATCCTGCTGTCTTACTGGCGTTGTATTCTTTGCGGAATCCAACTCTGCCTGTAATTTAACAAGAGTAGCTTTTTGGGCGTCTAATTCAGCTTGAGCGGCTTTCTTCGCAGCAACCAATTTGTTGATGCGCTTCTGCACGCCTTTACTCAAAGAACTTTCATCAGCTTCAGGCTGATCGGTGACTTCTTCAGAATGATCGACATCCTCTTCAGAGGTATCGGTTTCTTCAGTAGTCTCCTGTTGCTCCACTGGAGCGGGAGCAGGCTGCTCCTCCTCGTTAAGGAAGCCATCAAGCAGGCTTGTTAGGCTTGCGTGATCTAAACCGAGTTTTGGTGCAACGGAATTATCTGCCTCCTGACCCGTAGAATCAGGCTGTGTAGTTTCATCATTCATGGAGTTCAGGTTCCAAGATCCTTTATAACTAAAATCAATCCAGTAACGCTGGAAAGCCCGTTAGTGGCTTTATGCCAAATCTTCCTCAGAAGTCAAACCATTTAATACTCTAGCTTCTTTTCTTAATGAAATAAGTAACGAATAAATCATGTTTACACCATCAGCTTGACCACAAGCATGTACTCGATCTTCGCCTTTAACTTCAGAGCTAATTGCCTGCATCCAAAGTTGTTCTTGAGTTTGTTGAATAGCTTTAATTACTTCTTTCCACAGGAGAGATTCTTCTCCACCAAATGCTTTATACTGATCTTCAGTTATATTCATTAAACAGGTTGTTGTTGAATGGGACTAACGCCAATTCTGCCAATTTGTGCGTTTTGCTGCTGCATAATCGACATCTGCAAACTCTTCACATAGTTCTGGAACAACTGCTGAAAGTTAGGATCACTCTGCAAAGCCTGCTGCGCTTTAGGGTTTTGCTGCAAAATCTGCTGTGAGTACTGCAACTTCATTTGCGCCGCAGGATCGTTTTGTTGATACAATGCCTCGTTGCCTAACAACATGTTGCCAATGTCGTTCTGTACGTCCTTGTACATCTTCTGTGATGCCTGTGCTTGATTCATCACAAGCTCCTGAGCCATTTCTGGTGCAATAGCTTGAATCATCATTTCAGTAAGACGATTGCGGTTAAGCACACCACCAGCATCCATCTGTGCAATCTGACTTAGGAACTGAATCTTTTGAGCAACATACTCTTTATCCATGTTCATCACATCAAACCTGACATTAATGTCAAATTCATCGTGAATGGCAGAAATGTTTTGCGGCAACTGTGATCCAGTAATTTTGTAAATCTCGTCAGGGGACATGTACTGGCAACACAACGAAAACATCTGTCTAAACACTGCTCTCCATGCTGTAAGCCATGAATTTACCAACGATTGCTGGGCAAGTTGTGTCTTAATTGGTGGCACTGCTGCATTAGCTGTACCAAAGTAAGCCGCATGATTAGCTTCAACGCGGTTAATCAAGTTAAACGCCACAGTAGGTTCACGGGCAGGTGGCTCCATGAACGTATAATCATTTTGATTAGTTACAGGTAATGCAACTCCTGGCCCTACTTTATTAATAGAACCTATTCTTTTGACGACTTTGATGGGTGGAAGTGTCGAAAAGGCTGTGTGATCTCGGATCGAGTCATGCTGCGCCTTAATCTCATCTTGATCAGTGCTGGAAAGCTCAGGAATACCACGGGTATCCACAATAGCACGTCTAAGTTGCTCGCGGCGAAACTCAACAAAGGGATATTCTCCATGGGCATAATCAAGTCGTTCATGTTTTGCCCAAGATGCAGTATCTTCTTTGCGATTTGATGCTGCTTGCGGACAAATTACAGTATAAAAGATAGCTGGAGCATTGCCATCTATTTGCTTCGTATAGCAATAAACAACTTCAACCATGTTGTTATAGTTGATGCCATTGTATACGAGCATTGTCGTAGTTGGTAGCAGGTTGATGTTGTAAAATGTGCTACTCTTACCGAGTTGTTGAAGCGCACGTTCAACCCAATCTGGATTCCAACCTTCAGTCGTGATTTTTTCACGCAATTCAACCTCGGACATCCATGTTCTACGAAAAATAACACGCGCACGCTGAAGGTCAGCTACTTCTGGAGGGAAAATAATCTCGTCCCATGGCTTTAAGGCAACGATTTCAGGGAGGTTGCGACTGACGTACTCCTGATCATAAGAAGTATTGCCAGTCGCACCCAATTCCTTGACCATTCTCTTAGCCTCGGACATACCGAGGTCAGGAATAGCAGCATCTAAAATTGCAGCAGCCTCTTCAGGCGCATTCATAATCAACTGTGGCAACTCCATCAGTGTCTGGCTACCAGTCTGCTGGGCCATTTGCATGATCTCTTCCAAGCTAATTGGCTGTGTGCGCTTGGAGATATGCTGTTGCCATCCCACAAAAAAAGCACTCCAGCCATACTGCATGGCATATTGAGCGCCTAACTCAGCCTCTTTACGCAGTTGTTGAGGCATTTTAGCATCACGAACCCAACGCAATAGTGTAGTTGCTACGCTTGACACTACAGCATCATTTAACTCGTTTGGATTAGCGCGTATATCGGCCTTTTCAAACGCAGAAACAAGTAAGTTGGTAAGTTCGTTACAGCTTGAGTCAATTAAACGGTTGCGAACGTCAGAAGCACCTTCAAAAGGCCAAGCTGGGCTACCTTCTGGACGGTTTTCGCTATGCTTTTTTCCGTCATCCGTTTGTCCAGGCCACCGAGAAAAGCGGATATTATCAAACTTAGTTACCAAATTTCCCTGACTAGAATTAACCATTGCACGGTTATATTCATCCAACAAATCGCCTACATGTGGTGTAACAGAGGCAATGGCTAAAGGATCAGTCTTTGAATTTGGCATATACTAATAAGTTCCACACTTAGCGGCATTCTGCCATTGTTTTTTCCACTTGTCACCACTTGTGTGCTTGGGCTGCATTACCACTAAATATCCCAAAGCATCAATAGGATCTTTGCTAGCACCTTTTTGTCCATCTGCTCCAGTCCACTCCCTAAGCGAGTAAATTAAATTATGGCACTCAGCATGTACCATAAGTCTGGGGTGATTTGTCTGAATGTCTAATGGATTTTCTCTATCATAACACAAAAGGTCATTAAGAATTAAGACACGTTCATCAACTGAAACCGATACACTAGGCAAAAAATGCAAGGGATCTGTAGCATCTGCCAGTAGGTCTAACAATGTTATACCACCTTCTTTGCTTGTTGTTTCTGTGCCTGCGCTTCTTGGATCAATATATCGCTCGGCAATTTCTTCCCTTTTGTCTTTATCTGTCTCAAGATGCCAAATCATTTCAGTATATTCATTGACACCTCTTCCTGCTCCTTGACGCTGTGCTGGGCCAGCTTTACCATCAGCTTTTTCGCTAGGAATAGCCCATTCTCCATAACTGGCATCGGGAAACTCTCTGTACACCCAGATTGTGCCATGTTCATCTACCCTAGCCCAAAGCATGAACCAGTTTCGTGCGCCCGCTGGGTCTGCAACCATGTAGTTAGTACCATCTGATACCAACTCGGTAACTGGCTCATTAAAGATGTTCACTTCACCAAACATGGGAAACTGACTGCCAGCAGTCTGCTCCGCCCAACCATAAGCACGAATCTTAATGTCGTGAGTGCTTCTAGTCTTGAGCGTCTGCTTCATGCGCTCCCAGTTGTTGTACGGATTCAACTTTGAATGAAACCAAATACAACCATGCTTCCCATACACGCTTTCAGACATATAAGGCATGTTACCTTTGGGTACGCCAATGACATTATTATTGGGAAGAAGTTCAGACTCTTTCCATGCTGTAATTTTACTTGTGGAAATAAACTCCTTAACTGTCTGGGTGTATCCCAAGATGGGAGTAAACGTGACAAGTAACTTACCATTACGAGTCACAAGACGATACCGCAGCGTTTCCAGCCAATCAGCAGGAACCAACTCGTCACACCAGACAAAATCTACCTCGCCACCTTCAACAACCTTAATATCCTGACTATAGTTAAGGAACCAAATCTGGTTCTTGTTATATACGGCAGTATTGTCTGAAAAACCGTTCTTCTGCGTCCAAGCTACTTGAATCTGATGACTGCGCTTGGCTTCCTTTAGTTCTTGAGGAAGGTATTTGTGAAACACATTTTGCTGCATGCTCACACTTGTCATGTGAGTGGTATGTAAGCACCAGATGTTAAGTCCACGTTTCTTTGCCTTCTCTTTCAACCATTCTGGCATGGTGCCATCTATATCCTGACCAACAAAAATTTGTGCAATCCTCTTGGCAGCATACTCAGTCTTACCAGCTCGATTGCCACCAAGGATAAGAAGCTCGTTGTGCTTGTTCAACAAACTATCCGCGTCAGGCCAAGCTTCAAGCTCAATACCGTACCTGTAGGGATCTTCCTGCTCTGCTCGTATGCGCTGCTCTCTAGCCAAGAACATCCGCATAGTCTCCTGCACACCTACCTTGTTGATTATCTTCATCCGCTGCTCTTCATTTGGAGCAGGCATAATGGGATGATCTTGAAGGCGAAACTTAAGGATTCTATCCACCAACCTAGCCTCCTCAGACGGGTATAATTTTTTTTCTGTTGGAGGTGTTGACATGGTTTTGAGGATGTTTTAATTTGATCGCGCAGGTCAGTAAATGCCCTGCCGTGTACGCTCTGAGATTTCACCTGAAAGACGGACTCACAGCCGAAGACATAGTTCCAACTATCCCTCTGGGGTTGGATTAAAAATTGTAGGTGTCGAAAAACTTACAAGTACTACGCAGTTGTCCACGATAGAGACTAAGACTAGGCTGAACGGGTAGCTATGGGTCATTACTGCGGATGCGAAACGAGGATGATACTTTATACAGAGTATGTCACTTGAAGCTAGTACACTCCCAAGATAAGCAGTAATGCTGAGTCTTGGGGGTACTATGCTCACTCGGAATCCTCATTACCAGAGTATCTTACGTCCTTTTTTCATTTGCAGTTCCACCTCTTAAGGCTAGCAGCCTTGCGTGTAGGGTTGCCATTCTTGTCTTTCATAGGGCCAGCCATGCCACTCATCCTAGCACAAAAAGACTTCTTTCTAGCTGCGTCTTTAGCTGTCTTAGGATGCGGAGCAGGAGCTTTAAGATGGCTGCCAGTGGCAGAATTATACTTAGCCCTGCCCTTAGCGGTAAGTCCTGCACCTTGAGATACAGGCAGCTTCTCTCCCTTCTTCACCGATAGGTTGACTTGTTTCTTAGCCATATCAAATTCTTACAAGACTGTTTGTTTGGTTAGCCAACTTAGTCACAAGCTGACCGTTTAACACTCGGATCACTTGTCCAACTCGCAGCTTCGTCCCTTTAAGCCCAGCAAATACCCTGCCCCTGTCTGTCTCAACCCAACGCTGGTTAGGATAAAGCCGCTTAACCTTGCACTCCTTTACCTCATCCTGCTGTTCAATTTCTTTACACTCAGGTACTGATGCTCGCCAATCTTCTGGATTTGGCTCAGCAAACACAACCTTCATGCCTTGTTCACCAAGCTCAAGTATGGCACTTGGCTCTTGCTTGTGTTCAACAAGACTAGGATCAACGACACTTATGCCAAGTATGTCCGATCTAAACACACGCTTGAACGATGAAAAGCACTTGCGTGATACATAATCTTCTCCCTCACGATACAAGTCGATGCTGTATGTATCACCGTCACGCTTGCGAACATCAGCTTCTGATACAGTAAATTTATTGGACATATATGTTATGTGGCATTCCTACGGCAAATTTTGCTCATAGGCAAGGCTTGTGACATGAAAATTTTTCAGGTGGCTGGTTGCATTGCGATTTTTATTTAGGGCCGATGCTTCGATCCCCCCCCGCCCGTCTTGTCTGGCTGCATGTCTGGCCGTTGTCTGGCTTGGCTTGTCTGGCTGGCTGGCTGGCTGGCTTGTCGGATGCCTTGGCTGGCTGGCAGGGGGCTTGCAGGCTTGTCTGGCGGGGAGCAGGGCAGGCTGACGGGGAGCAGGCTGGCTTGCGGGGAGGCTGGGAGGCTAAGACAGGCCGAGCGGGGAAGGCTGACTTGAGCGTGAGCAGGCTGGGGGCCGAGACGCATCCCCAAGCACATACCAGACTGCCACAGTCCATCTTTGCACATACTACACAAGCCTAATCTCAACCAAGCCAGTCTACTTTAACCCACTCGCCTAGGCTTTTGATGCATCCTATGCCATAATGATCATGCTACCAAGAAAGTGCGCTTGCAACATGCTGTAAACAAACGACTTACAAGCCATGTCGTCAGGATGCCCATGAAGGCCAGTTTCAGACAAAAGGAAGGTAGGTTAGCGGAGACTGTCAAACTGTCAGGAAGCATTGTTTCTGCTCATTTAAAAGGGATAAAAAGAATGTGAGGAAATAGTGAGAATTAACTTTGCCGATTAACGAGAACGTCCGATATTGTTTGTAGTTGATCGTGCTACACGGTCAACGGGGTCTGGGGCGGTCTCCCCAGCGTAGGCTAGACGATACTAGTTGCTCCAAGGGGGGCTGCTTGGGACGCGCTAGAATCCTCCCCTAACAGATGCGGGGAAAGAGTCTGTAAGCTTGGAGCAGCCTGACTGTTGCTCCCGTAGGTCGAAACGAAAGGTACGCGGATACAACGGGATGCAAACGGATTGCTTCGCTGTCTGGCCTTTGCTGCTTGGGTAAATGAGCGGCAGAGGCTAGCAGGCGGGACAAACTCGCAACACAAACAACACAAACTAGAAAGACAAACAGAATGAACACATTCACTTACAACGAAACATCATACAGCCGATTCGAGCTACTCAAAGGCTTGGAAGCACGCAAAGCGGGACGTGCTTGGGCGAAGCATGTGGGAGCAGCCAGCACAACGGTAGACGCTCTGACGATGGACGACCTTAACGCTATCTGGCTCGATACCACAAACGCTCTGATTGCTGACCTAGTGGTAGGCAAACTGCCTGCCCTACAGGCTCAGGCTGATAAGCCAGCCAAGCCAGTTAAGGTGCAGGACGATGGCCTGAACGTAGACGATGCCATGACGATTCTGAGCATCCTTAACAAGGCCAAGGGGGGAAAGGCTGAATTGGACGAAGCCCGCGTACTTGAACTTATCGCAGAACATGCGCCCAAGGCAGAGCCTTACGTCAAAGGCTACGAATTCAAGACAGAGGCTACAACCTACCTTACAGAAGGCAGGCAGCATGCATACTTCCCGCTCGTTGTCGCTGCTCTGGCTGCACGTCAGCATGTATGGCTTGTGGGGCCAGCGGGAGGCGGTAAGACAACGCTTGTTTCCAAGGCAGCCGAGACGCTTGGGCTTCAGCACCGAGCCATCTCTGTCTGTGGTCAGACAACCAAGACAGACTTGCTAGGCTTCATCGACGCTCACGGTGTGTATCGTGGCACTGCCTTTCGCGAAGCCTTTGAACACGGCTTCGTGTTCCTCCTTGATGAGGCGGACAACGGCAACGCCAACGTCCTTGCTGTGCTCAACGCTGCTCTTGCCAATGGGGAAATGACTTTCCCCGACAAGACAGTGAAGCGTCATCCTGACTTCGTCACAGTGGCATGCGCCAATACCTACGGCGGAGGCGCTACAAGCCAGTATGTGGGGCGTAATCCAATAGATGCTGCCACATTGGACAGGTTCTTTTTCATTCAGCTTCCCTACGACGAAGGTCTTGAGGCTTCCTTCGTTGGACTGAATGTGCCTTCGCCAGACTTTAACCTGTCTGACGGTGGGTTCATGGACGCTGGAGCTTGGTTCTCGCTTGTCACAACAGTGAGAGAGAACGCTGATAAAAATGCCATCAAGGCTGTTATCTCTCCGCGTGCTACAATCGCAGGTGCAAAGCTTGCTGCTTTGGGAGTTGGCAAGGCTTGGCTGGTTAAAGGCTTGGTCGTTAAGTCTCTAGACTCCGTTTCGGCTGGCAAGCTTGGCATCTAACAATCAGACAATCAGACATATGAGGACGTACAATTCAAAGTTCGATTCGGTGGGCGATTTTCTCGCTTATCTACATGGCTGCAAGATGACGTTCAGCGCATCAGCCCAGCGCAAGAATTCTGACGGCTTCCACGAGTTTCAAGGCTGGCAAGAATGCCAGACTGCTCTACGCACTGGCTGGCAAGATGGAGTTGACGCCGTAAACGCTAAATCTGCAAGGCTAGAGGCTATCCTAGGTTCCAGCGTCATGCGCGAATCCTACTCACCTGCAACCACAGGCCAGTTTTTCGACGTTGGCCTAGTCATGAGCGGTGAGCCAGAATGCTGGCTAGAGACAACACAAGAAGAGACAGGCTCCAAGGTTGTCACGATTGGCATTAACGCTTGCATCTCTGGCGCAGTAAACAAGCGGACAATCATAGAGCGGGGCGCTGCAACATGCGCCTTAGTTAAGCTACTAGAGACTCAAGGCAAGAGCGTCCGCGTTGTCTATGGTGTGGGACTTAACGTCAAATCAGACATGTCAGGTGACAAGTTGCAGTTAGAGATTGTTTTGAAGCGTGAAGGTGATCCCCTTGACCTTGACACGTTAGCCTTCTGGCTTGTCTGTCCTGACGCCTTTCGCAGGCTTTGCTTTCGCTTCATTGAATCGCAGGGGCCGATTTGGTCACAGGTAGGGAGCAGCTACGGCTTTCCTGATAAAGCTTGGAACCCAGAGGCTGACGTTAAGATCCCAGCCATCTACTCTTCCTCTGACTGGACAGAGGAGAGAACACAAGGATGGATCAAGAGCATCCTGAAGGCTCAAGGTATCGCACTAGACTAGACTGACAAGCTGTCTGGCTTCCCCCCGAAAGGGGAGAGGCTAGGAAGCTGATCAGACAATCAGCGCAAACAATAAACACAAACAAACTATGAGAACACTCAAATCCTACGAAGTACATTGCAGAATGCCGATAAGCATTGAAGCTAGAAACGCTGGCGCAACTGGACGCACTCATTGGTGGGCGTTAGTGGGCTACTTTATTGCCTATAGTAAACATCATGCATGCGCCAAGGCTCGCAAAATGGCGATTTGTCCCGCGCATGCCGACAAGCTCAAAGCTTATACCCGCTAAACATACAAACACACACAAACCCAATGAACCACACACCTAACTTCGTTTCAATTGTAGTCAGCTACGTCCCTGCTTCAGCCTGCAAAGGCTCGCGCATCAAGTTGACTATGTCCCTTACAGGCAAGAGCAGGTTCCTGCCTTACGACCACGCTTTTAACTCTTGCGAAGAGGCTGCCTTGGGCTACTTCAGAGAAGCGGGCGCATGGCCCGTTGGCAGGACAAGCCTACCCAAGGGAAATGATGCTGCTCTGCTGTTCCTCTTCAGTTCCATGGATGCCTTGCAGGCTGCAATGTCTAAACGCTAGGCTGTTCCCATGCTGCTTCCTCTACGGAGAGGGAGCAGAAGGGAGCAATTACGCTCCGACAAACAAACCAAAAACATGAAAGCAAAACTAACACTAGAACAAATCTGCAAGAGCCTTTCCCTGTGGCTTAAATACATAGACATAGACGGTCTAAACACGCGCCGCGCCTTCCGTTCCATGCCATACGAAGAAAGGCTAGACATAGCTCAAACGCTTTATTGGTACGAAGGTGATGATACGTTCGGGGAAGCAGAGCAGAGAAACTAAACTAAGACAAATAATCCCAAGACAATGAAACTAATTCTAATCATCCTAATTAGCATGGGAATGTTCATGCTTGACGCAATGATCTTGCGTTTCACTCAACTTTCTGGCATAGAATTAATCTCAATTCTTGGCTGTTTTATCGCATCCGTTGCGGTGTGGGTGACAGCCATGAACGCTTACATAAACAAAAAATAAATATGATCACTATTGAATTACAGGAACCAAAAACCGAATCGGAAGTGGGTATGCTTGGCATGCTTTCGCGCAAGCATGGAAAGTTTGAAATGGGCGACCTAATTACCACAAGGAATGTTGCCGAAAAGTTTGAGCATCCTTTCATCATCCTTTGTCTTACTCGTCACCTACTTGGCGACTGGGGAGACTTAGACGAAGAGGATAAGGAGCAGAATGAAATTGCCCTTTTGAACGAAGACCGTCTTTTCTCGGCTTACCTCGATAGGCTTGGGCGTAAGGTGTACGTCATCACCGAACGTGGAAGGGATGTTACTATCATTCTTGAACCTGACGAATACTAGGGCTTGTCTCGCTGTCAGCCCCTTGTCTTAAAGCAGGGGGCTGCAAGCGGAATAAACCGCAACCAACCAAAAACAAAACGTGAACAAACCCAATAACAATACCAAAGCAAAACTTGATCAGGTCTTAATTGAAATTAACAAGGCCACAAACTCGCCAGAGTTTCCGTGGACAACCTCGGAGGGAAAGGCCATTCCCAATAAGGGAAATTTCCATTCCGAATACATTCCAGACAAAGGCTACGCCATTCACCGTTTTGGCGAAGTGACTAGCGAAGGGGTTCAAATCCTTGAACCCATTTTTAGTGGACAAATGCCGATTCGCGCAACGGTCAACGCCGCACAAGCATTCCTTAACGGTTTGAGTTTCCAAAAGTAGACAGACGCCAGCACAGAAGTAGACAGACGCCAGCAAACAAAAGACCCACCCTGACACGAATCGGGGTGGGTTTTTTTGTGTCTTAATTTTTGATTGTTAAAAATTTTTAATTGTCCTGCCTCCAGGCTTCAATGATTTGCTGTCTGATGTTGTCTGGGCAACCAAACAACCTGACTTCTCGCCAGTCTTGAGACGGATGCTTCTCTCCAACATACGTTGGACTAACGGCCCCCTTTCCATCTCTTGTAATCACTAGCGTTTTGCTTCGATCAATTCGCGCATCGTATCCGTTCTTTTTGTAGATGATTTTCATTCTTAAATGTCTATAACTTTTTGCTGTTCTTCTGTTTCACCCATGGCTTCCAAAAACTGTCTTTGAATGTCTGACGGATGAAAGTGGAAACTGTTTACTTGAATGTCTGGCATCTTAACGGCCTCCATTTGTCCCAAGGCTTCGATGCTTTTTGCAAGAGCAAGCGTTGCATCTCTGGCGTTCATCTCTGGAATCAACTCGGCTACTTTATCGGCGGACAATTCAGCTACGTTCTGAAGCTTCTTTCGGATGTTCACTTTGAACATAGCGTTGGCAAACTGCGTATCCGTGTCCAACGCCCGTAACTTTACGTCACCCACTACTGTCTTGCTGATGTTCAGTTTTTCCGCAATTGCGGTGATAGTGTTGCCCGCACAGTAAAGATCTAGGATTTGTTTGCGTTGTTCTTCCGAAACAGACGCCCAATCTCCCCTTCCATTAATCTTTTCAATGTGCCCACAACCTTCAACATGATCCTCAATCCTGACTCCAGACAAGCCAGCAAGTTGTCTGGCTCGCGTTTCAGCAGATTTATACTTCTTTGGTTTTGGTTGTTTTTTGTCACTCATAATCAATTTAAAAACGACGCGGTTCTTCCGTTAAATCGTAGCGAAGTCTGTACGCCACAAGGGCCGTTGCGCTGATAGGGTATCACGATTGTCCTGTTCTCGGAATTCTCTTTTCCTTCTTCCATTTTGATTGCGACAATCGCAGTTGCATCCTGTTGGATTGCTCGACTCTCACGCGCCTTTCCCTGCTCATTAAGCTGGGTAATGCTGATGACTAGACAGTTCAACTCAAGCCCCAGCAAACGAAGGGAGCGGCTCACCTCGGCCACCTCGCGTTCCCGTGTACCTTCGCGTCCAAGATCGCAGCGAACTAGCTGTAGATAGTCTACAAACAAAAGGGAAAGCCCCGTCTGACTCTTTGCCATGGCTCTGGCAGTGGCGCAGATACTTGCAATGTCGTACAGGTCGTCCCTTACTACGAGTTTACTCTGGCTCAACTTGGTCAACGCCTTCTGCACTCCCCGCATCTCCGATTCCGTCTTTACCCCTTCGCTTAGGCTTCTTAACGAGACGCTTCCGATCTTTGCTACCAGCCTGTCTATGATCTGACTTGCTGGCATCTCTAGCGACACTATCAATATTCCTTTTTCCATTGTTTTTTGTAAATGTCTGACTGTTATGTGTTTTCTGTCCCTGCCACTTGGTAATGTACAGGGTAACCTCAATTTGATCCGAACTCTGGTTCTCGGGAAGCAGGGCCATATCATCTAGTATAGCCCTGCACCCTGCTTCACTCCCATAAACTATTACCTCTTGAGTAATCTTAGGACGGGGCAATCGAAGAGAATCATCAATGACCTCCGTCCTTCTTAGCAAAACCTTCATGCGAATCTACTCATCAATACTCGCGTCAACGGAGGCTCGGGCCAATGGTTCTGCTCAACACAATCAAGGTACTGCTCAAGACCTTCGTCAATTCTGGCGTTCGCCTTCTCGATTGCTTCTCCAGACAGCAGCACCCATTGGGCAAAGTGTGGCTCCTCGGTATCTACAACCAAGAACCAGAAGTCGCATTGCGTACCAATAATTTCCATCAACCCACGTTGATACCATGCGGCTTGCATGTCGTAGTTGAATGACCAAAACTTTTGGTCAAACTTGTTGAAGTCAGATGTTGTCTTAAGATCTACAATACACGGCTTCCCGTTGAACTCTCCAATAATGTCTGGTCTGCCCTTGCAGAGAACTCCTGACCTGCTCCAATACATCGAGCTTTCAACGTGTTGAATCTTGCAGGAAGCCAGTAAGTTTCTGGACTTGGAAACAGCACCGTTGATCCTGCGCTCCTCATCAACTGTGATGATCTCTTTGCCCACATTTTCTTCACAGAAAATCTGCCACTCTTCCTTGCCCGCCTTAGTTCGTTTGTCAACCTCTGGCCCAATGGCATAGTCAACGCGCCCTTCGATGGCAGCACTATGGATCAGCGTGCCAAGGATCATTTCACGGGACGGCTTCCACTCTTTGGTTTTCTTGAACTTGTAGTAAGCGGGAGCGACAAGGAAGTTGTCAAACTCATGCTTGCTAAGTCCTTCTGCTGCTCGATAAACGTGCATGGGCACATCTTGAATCATGTATGGTTTCATATTTTTGCTTCTGTTATTTTTGTTTCCAATTTTTTGGCGACACTAAGTACACCTCTTCTAAAATCCTCGTCAATAAAACAAGCTGCTTTTTCCAAATAATACGCAAGCTCCTCAAACGCAGATTTGTACATTGCTCTTTCAAGCTTTGCCTTGTCTAGTTGACGTTCAGTTTCAGCAAGCAAAATCTCGATGGCAGCAAATGCTGCTGCTTCAGGCATACTGTCGTTTAGTCGCTGCAACTCCTCCAACCTGTCAGCGGCGGCTCGCATCTCCCTTACGGGCGCGTAATCTGGCATCGCGGCTAGCTCGCGCAGTGATTCGATTATCTGTTGTGTAGTCATTTTGCCTCCTCCCATTTGTCCAACGTCCGCAGAAACGCCTCTGCGCGTTGGCGCGCTGTGGCATCTAGTAAATCGACGGCTTCCGCCCTGTAACCAATAGTTGGCAACAAGATTTTGCCCAATTCATGCACAAAATCATACCTAGCACCGTAACTCTTGGCCCATAACTGTGTCTCCGCCTCATGCATGGAGTTGAGGTCGTTGCAGTAGTCTGGTATTGGCGTATGCACGTCAAAGGTAACTTTCATCCCTTTGTGTGTGCCCACCAATTTTTTGTGCAACCAACCGTTTGATGCAATCCGCGTAATGTCTGCCCACCCGCACGCCTCCGCTATCGCTACGTTAATTTGTTCGTTGGTCATTCTCGCTCCTCCTGCACATCAATGGTGACTCCGAAATGTTCTTCCATTGATCCACGAACACTTTCAAGAATTCGTTCGATTTCTCGCAATCTGGCATGGGCGCGGTCTGCACTGAGAGCCAACTTAGCATTAAGAACGTCAAGACGTTCAATTTGCACCATCAAAGCGCGTTCGTTAGCAGTTAATGTTTCCATGTTCAGGATTGATTTCAAAGCCAACGCATCCAACCACTACTCCAATGTTGTTTCGAAGAAGTTTTGCGGGTGAAACTAAGTCCCTGCGAGATGGAAAATATTGTCTTACCATCGAAGGGACAACATACACCGTATTTTTAGTCTTTGGAGGGAGTCCGCTAATCCCGTGGGCAATGGTTTCCATGACGGGAATTCCGTTGATTTCTCCAGACTGGATGATCTGGAAGTTGACTCTGGCAATTTCGCCAGACGGCATGATTGGGGCATGACCCGCAATGTTTATGGTATGTGGAGTTAGGTTTACGATTTTTGTCATAATAGGTGTGCTATAATGTTTAGTGCTAGCATTGTCTTACCGCTTTTTGTTTCGCCACCAATAACTAAGAAGTCACCGAGGCGAATGGGTGTAAGGTTATCAAGCTTGTCAAAGCCTGTCTTAATTACTTGAGACTGATCTCCTCCAGTTTCATAAACTTGAAGCCGTTCCATGATGATGGACTTGGTATCCATGATGGCAGGAGGATTTAACTCGTTCTGAATCGCATCCACTTGCATCTGGACTTGATTCACCAAGTCATGCGTCTTGGTATCAAGTGCATCTATCTTGGACAAGCCTTCCTGCATGACCATCATCAAGGCTCTGCGCTTGGCAGTAGCCTTCACGACATCAAGCAATTGTGGCAACGCGCCTTCAATCGGCATAAGCGTATAAAGCACGCTCAAGTCCGCAAACTGAGTGGTGGAAATTCGCTCACGAAGGTTCTCAAAAACTATGCGAATATCACAAGGTACTGACCTGGACGTTAAGTCTAAGACAACTTCAACCACAGCCTTGCTAAGTGGATCGAATATGTCCGCGACATTGAACCGTTTCTCATCAAGTCGATTCAAGAACGTGGTTGGGTTGTTGAGCGCAACACTGGCAATGCCACGCTCGGCTTCTGTAGCCGTTGGAACCTGCATTACCAGCCCTCCTGACTGTCAGTTGAAGCTGAAAGCAAACTGCCTGTAGTCACAGCCTCCTTCACCTTGTTAAAGTGTGCGTTGCTCTGTGCCCTGCTTAACCAAGCGTTCAAGAACCTACCAGTGCCTTGGTGCGTCTTGCGCTTCTTTGGGTTCGTAGCAAGCCAAGCCTTGGCAATCGGAAACTCATGCTTGATAAGCTCGATGCCATAAGCGGAGATGAAGTCCTTGAGGGTCTTGATGGGGACATAATAACAAGTCGTCTGGGTTTCAAACGGCACTTGGCACAAGTCAGCTTCTTGGTCGGGTTTTTCCTCCTCCACTCCCCTCTCCTTCCTTTCCCCCATACCCCCTATCCTACCTTTCCCCTCTACCTCCTCCTTTTCCCTAGTAGCTTCGACCATATCCATTTTGACATATCGAGCGTACTCGGCATCTAGCTCGTCCTGCGTCTTGGAGGGGGTTTCTTGGCACTTGTCATCCTCTCCTTGATAGGAGACAGCAGTCAGTGTCTTTTCTTCCAAAGGAATCAAGATTTCAGTAACCGTGCCAGAAGCATATGTGACCTTAATCTGGATATTCATTTCGATACTCCTTCCACAGCAGCAGCGTTACGGGGACGGTGACGAGGGGCTTTATCTCTAGAAAGACGCTTCATGTTGAGCCTTATAAAGGCAATTTTTGGCGTATAACCACACTTGAGCAATGCGTCATACAAGTCATGTACGTCAGCAATAACGGTGACACGTTGGCTTATAACATCGTCAAAGTGATGCCATCTCTCATGCTGCAATTTAAGACCAAAAAAGTCCCACCAAATGATGTTGATGACTTGATTGCGAATACTTTCGTCAATCTGATTTGTTAACCTTACCCACTCCTCTGGGGTAACAGATTTAAGGCGAAGTATGTGTTCCCTATCTTGTTTTTCGTTTGGGTTTTTGTTCACGTTTTTTGTTTATTTTATATTAAGTGCGCGTTGTCGAGACGCGCCCCTCGGCTGTGTTTCATGCAGCCCAACAAATGGCTAGTTGCAGGATCTCCCTGCACACTATGCAGCAAACTACTTCAGACAATCCATGCCTTCACGGAGCAACTGAAAGAACGTGCCAGCATCCATTGTAACCTTCCAATGTTTGCGATCTTTCTTGTGAGCAACGATCCAAGCCTTCTTACCTGCATCGCGTTCAGCCTGTTCACAAGCTTTATCGAGGTTGAGTGCTTGAACGCACTTAACTTCCATATGCAGATTCTTTAGCTCTTCGCAAATCACATCTGGCGAATCAGTACCTCCAGCGAATTGCTGGCCTCGCCTTGCGGTAAACCCAGCTTCGCGAAGTTCATCACGCCAGAGACGTTCACCTCTCGCTCCTTTTTGGCGGGAGTTCATTACCAACCAATTTCTTCGCTAAGGTCATCAGAGCTTGACAAAGGAATCTCATCCTCAACAGGAGGCTTCTCAGGCTTTGCACCGTCAGGGAAACATGCCGAAAGACCTGCCTTGTCTGCGCTGATATACATCGAGGCGACTGCCGCTTGAAAATGATCATCGCTGATCTTGATCTGGTCACGGATATATCCAGCGGCCTTGATGCACTCCACATAAAGTTGTGCTTGCTGGAACAGACGCTTGCGTGCAGCAGATGGATTTGGCGCAACTGAAGCAGTAGTTTGAGACTTGCCAGCAACATACTGAGCCAAAGCAGGGCCAGCACCAGCATCACCTTCATAGATGCCCGCTTTGTCGGTGATCTTTAACTCGTTTGCATCGCTATGCTTGGAAAACTGAACAGCCAAGCCTTGCAATCCCTTGTTGCCTGCTTGCGACTTGATGGTCACGGTTTTGCCCACCAGACCCTGCATATCATCTGGAGTCCAGAATGATGCTCGGATTTCTCCCGTTGCGTCTTTAAGAATGCAAGCCTGCACTCTCCATGGGCCGTATTTCCCTTCGCCAGTCTTGGGGGGAAATGCAGCCTTAATCTGCACCTTCATTTCACCGATTACACTGCCATCAGCTAGATTGGCAATATCCTGAATTTTAGCTACTTTCATGTGTTTATGCTTAGTTGTAGGTTAGCCTTGGGGGAGTGGCATCTGTGCCATTCCCAATCACCAAAGCTGCGCCAACACTATAACTTTTCGGTTTCCCGTCGAGAAAACTTTACTTCTTTTTTTGGCAACAAGAAGATTTTTTTGCGTGAGCCTCTCTAATTGCTTGTTTTTGAACTTGATATGCAATTGCCAGGGCTTGCTTTTGTGGCTTACCTGCACCTAGTTCTGCCTTGAGATTTGCCGTAAATGCTTCTGCTGACTTGGAGTGTTTAAGTGGCATATTATCGTCCTGTTTTCTTTTTGGTGATGCTCTTGTTGTAGTCCTTAACAGCCATCTGCCTAGCATCTTCTAGGTTGTCAAAGATCCCAATCTGTAAGCCTTTGTCGTTAAATGTGCGGAACTTGTTTTTGCTGTTTTGAATCATGTACCCTGTGACTCCATCCTTGAGCAGCTTGCCATTTGCCAACTGAACATCCTTGGTATTCAAGCTGTTAAATGGAAGCACGGTAGGCTGTTCAATCATCTGATCCTTTTGCATTACATAGGCTCGGATGAACGACTTGGCGCGTGGTGATGCGGGATTATTCTGCAACATTTCAACGCCAACGGTACTTGGATTTAACATGGCATCCACAAGCAACTCGGATGCGCGTTGTCCCATGCGCTTGCCAGTCAAGCCAAGCCACTCTTCTGTAAAGCTTTTTGCGGCATTAAGAACGCGACTATTGGGCCGATTCCTTAACTCTGGCTGACCGTAATATATCCATTGCACAAAATCTGTAAATCTTGATTGCTTGTTTTGAATGTATTTTTCAAGGTTTCCCCCACGGGCAATTTTTCCCAGAATTCCTACCAAGTTTCCGTCTAATTCTTGCTCAATTGCGCGAAGAATAGCTATGTTTTGGGAAGTGATTGGTTCGCCACTTACTGTTCTAAATGGGTTAGTAATGTATTGAACCTGTTGTCTTAAGACATCTAGGGCTTTCATTTCATCTGGAGGCAATACAGCTTCCATAACAGACCTAAGCTCGCCACCATTAACTAAAGCAGTATTAAGCTTTCCACTCATTACCTGCAACTGATCGTGGCTTAGTGGATCGTCTATATTTAAGCCAGATGTCAATGCCTTAGATCCACGGACAGCTTCTTTGTAATGCTGACGTAGTGCATTTTGAAATCCAGTTGTAGCCTGCCCCGTTGTATCAGCGGCAGTCATTTTCATAATTTGCTGCGCGACACCAACAGGATCTTTGGATGTCATTATTGTCTGAATGGCATTCCTTGGATCTGCGCCAACAAAGGCAGTAAATGCTTTACCAGCTATTTTGTCTTTTTCTGCTCGGTATTGAAGCTGTGCTGTTTCTCTAGCTTGTTCTTTAACTTGTCTTGCACGTTCAAGTTCAAGTTTGTCTGGTTTGGCTACAGGGACTCCGCGTGCAGCGTCAAGTTGAGCCGTTGCCCTGCCAGACATAACTTCAGCATCACGAACTTGATTAATTACATGTTCAAGATCATTCCTGAGCGGAAATGTATCAAGAACCCTAGAGACCTTGTCGCTGTTAATCCACTTTTCAAGCGATGCGCTAGTGCCTCCACCATGCTGGGCCATGTCATTCATCAACTGCTGAAGGATCATGTCCTGACCGTTGCCATTCAATGCTGCCAGCAGTTGTTGCGGGCCATTCAGCTTCTGATGTTCAGAGCTTGTAGAGTACAACATTTCAGGCAATCTCAAATCTTTATCTAAAGACTGAGATGCATGCAGCATATTTCCAACTGTACCGTTCACATACTTTTGTGCGTATTGGTAATATAAATTTTTTGCTGTTTTAATTCCCTGCCAAGTTTTATCAGCTACAGCTAAATCTTTTTCAATTCCATCTTTAATTTTACCAAGCAATCTTGCTGTGGTATTTTCTTTGGCTAAAACAGCTTGCGAGATTTCTTCTGTAACTGTCTCAAGATCCTTCATCATCACCGAGATGCGCTCTTTAGGCAGCACAATTTTGCCCCTCACAATCTTTGGGGCATACTTGTTGATGATGTCCTTAATTACGGGAGGTGCTTCCTTAAGACTCCCAAGGCTTGTTTTAGATGCAGCTCTTTTTGCTGCTTTATAGGTGTTCTGGTAGTCAGTTCTGGCACTCTTATCAATTGCAGCATAAGCCTGCTTAACAGGCACATAAGCGGCAGTTTTTAAAGTATCCAGCAAGTTGACTGCTCTTGTGGATGCAGTTGTGCTTGTGCCCCGTTGAGAGTGAATGTCTTCAATGGCCTGAGCAAATACACTATTGGCGGAGGTAACTGCGTTTTCTGCGGTTAAGATGCCCTGCTCACGCGCAACATTGAGTGCCTGCGACTGTGCTTCTGCTTGTGCTATAATGGTGGCAGCTTGCGCGTCACCTTGGCTGATCAAGTTTAATCTTGTCTGCTCGGCAGCAGCGTTAAGAACTTGATGTTGATGCTCAAAAAATGCGCGTGTAGGCTGCTCATCAATTGTTGTCTGATGACCAGTAATTCGCTCATTAGCAGCAGCAGCAGCAACTTGGTTATCAAACTGGCGTTGCCGCATCTTTGCACCTTCTTTGGTATTTTGAAGGGCTTTCTGGAATGAAACGATTGCTTGGTTTTCCAAGTATTCACCCATCATTGGGGCAATACCATTTACGGATGCCTGACCATATTTTCCTAATTGAGCAATGGCTTTCTGTTTTTCAGCTTTACCCGAAAGACCACTAAAGCGTTCATCTTGAAATATTTTGTTTGCAGCTTCAGTTGCAAGCATCTCGGTTCTTGCAAACTTGTCAAACATAGCCTGCCCCAATCTGTTTGGAGTAAGGAAAGCGGCACTACCAGCTCCCCAAGCAAAACGCTCTGGATCAAATTTGTCCCCTTGAAAGTAATCTACTGCGGCAGGAAACCCTGCTGTTATGGCACTCGTTGCAATAAAATTACGAACTGCCGTTGGGTTTAGCTTAAACAACTCTGAATTTAAAGTTGGCTTTAAAGTGGCAAGAGAGGGAAGGATTTCTCCAGCAAGTCGAGCATTTCTTGTGAGTGCCCTATTCTGGTCAAACGCAAGTTGGGAATTTTCCTCGGAGTTTCGAGGAAAGAACTGCTCTTGCAATGCTGACGCTCCAATCCCCGCTGCTGCGCCTAGTCCAATTGCGCCAGCAACGGAAGGTGATCCTATTAATGCACCACCAGTTGCAGCAAGGGTCGGCAATACAGAACTCTTGGCTCCACGGTACATAGCGCCAAGTGCAGAGCTTTCCATGTCTGACTTGTACTGATCCCACTTTGTCTCAAAGTTCTGAAACTTGTCTGCAAGTTCGCCTTGCTTAAAATCGGGTTTAATCAAACCACCTGCAACAGCAGCATCAAAAGCGTCTTTAGCAGAAGCAGCAAACCGCTCGTTATTTGTACCTTGATCAACAACAAGTGTCTCAGGATGAACTCCAGTAATAGATTTAAAGTCACGGATAAAATCCTGACTCATTTGTGGAGCAGCCATTGGAAGCCCATCATTTGGGTTGCTAGGCTTTATGTTACCAAGAATTGCAGCTATATTCTGACGATCATCAGAGGAAATCGGCTGTGGAAGGTTCTGTGTGTTCTCCTGTATGGACGACTGTGCAGCCTGCTGCTGACGCGCAAACTCACGCATCACCTCTTCCTCAGACATTTTTGAATAGTCTGTCTGAACAGGTTGTTCGGCTTGTTTGGCTGCATTCACCTGCTGATCATAAAGTGCCTGAGCTTGTTCAGCAGTTAAGTTTGAGTAGTCAGGCATATTATCTAGGAGGAGCAATTCCAAGTTCTTTCATACGCTCAAGCAGAGCTGGATCTACTCCTCTAGGCGCATTCTGTGATGGTACTTGAGGTGCTTGAGTTGTTCCAGAAGAAACTGCACTACTGCCACCACCACTTACAGGTGTGCCCAATGGTGCTGTCTGACCGTATGGAATGCTTGTGCTAGAGGCAGGCTGTGCAGTTGGGGCCGCTTGTTCAGGAAGCCGTTGTGGCATGTTTGCCTGCATTAATTTGGCATGATACGGGCTAGTCCTTTTTACAACACGCTCTACATTTCTGCTTGCTGTATCCGCAGCGGCATTATGCAACTCATATGCTATCCTGTAAAAACGAGAAGGATCAGCTTCAATTGCTCCTTTTGCTAAAGCATTAAGTTGATCTGCTGCGTTATTATATGATTTATTATCTTTTTGATACGTTATTGCCATTCTTTGTATCAAAGTATTAATAGTGCTTTGTCCTGTTGTATTTTGAATTAAAAGATCTGGAAGACTAAGCAACTCTTGATACCGAGTAGCCTGTTCGCTTGGGCTAACTGCATCTTTCCCCTGTAGGGAGTTAATGCTTTTCATAATCCCAGTTTTACCAATGTTAGCTGCAAGCGCATTGTCCCCAGAATCAAGGGCAGATTTCATCTTTAGCAACTGATCGTAAAGATTGTTTGCCATAGTAACACGTTCCTTGTTGGAGGTGTTTTCTTGTTCAGCACTCTTAAACAAATCTGTATCAACAAAGTCCTGACGTTCCTTTGCTGGCATTCTTTCGTTAAGGAGCTTTATGCGTGTATCCGCGCCAGCATCAGTCGGGTTAATCAAAGACAACTGATGGTTAAACTGAATTCTTTTGGCTGCTGCATTAAAATCATGCTCAATAGCAGGATAAAGCCTTTTTTCATCTGGAATTATCTTGCTCTCATTAGGAATAGCCTCAAATTGTTTCTTCAAATCATCCTCTGCCATTTGTTTGGCATTAGCAGCCTGTGCTGCGGCATTTGATCTTGCATTTGCATACTGATCCATTGCTGCTTGTTTGAACTCAAGCAACTTATTTGCCATTTCTGCATTCTGAGGGTCTTTAAGACCGTAGGTGCTAAAAACCTGTTCCATATATTACCTGTTGTAAATTCCTCCACCCATTTGAGTCCCAATGGTAAACGGAGTGTCTGAAAATGCTGTATTTTTCTGTATATTAAGCATCGTTGGGCTATTGTAACTACTGAAAAATCCTTGCATTCTTTCACGCTCTGCTTGACCAGCAATGCTTGCTGTGTTGCGTTCATTAGCACCACGCTCCGCTTCTATTGTTCTCCAGTTTTCTGCTGCAATACGATTTTCAGCCATATCTTTTTCAAGATTACTTTTCTGCTGAAACAAGCCTTGTTGCATAGCCATGGGAATAAACGTGGAAAACAAATTGTGCTTTTCCTTTGTTCCAAGATTATCGGCTTGCATCAAAAACTGTTGAGCAGTATCGGCATTTAAGCCAAGAGCTTTTTGAGCAACAGGATTCTTGACCAAGTTCTCGTAAGCCTTGTTAGTCTGCTGCATCTCTTTATGCTTGGCGTAAGCATCTGCAATGCTGGCGATACCTGCGCCAATACCCTTAGCCATGCCTTCGTAGCCAGCAAGCGTACTGTTGGCAATACTTGCTCCAACTTGAGGCCAACCAGCACCCATCTGAGCCATTGCTGCTGGTGCTTGTCCTGCAAACATTTGTTCTGGTTTCATAATTAAACAGCAATTTTAGAGTCCATCCATTTACGGATTATAGCTTTTAAGCGAGGCTTGTTGCTAATAAACTTAGCAAATTGTTCTCCAAATGCAATATACATAGCAAGCAGCCATTTAGGAGCATCATTTAACATCCAGTCACGGAATAACAACCAAGCTGGGTTTTCTTCACCATAAACTTCGCGAGCTACCCAACAAAAGATGCTGCCGATTGCGCCAAGTCCTCCGCCAATAATCGAACCAAACATGCTGCGACTTCCTGCATTCTGTGCTGCTGCTGCCTGCTGGCCTGCCCCAGCATAGCCCATTTGAGCGTTGTAAGCTCCGTAGATGCTTCCCATGCCTGTCTGAGACTCTGGGTTGAAATACTGCGGGCCAGCCTGCTGTTGAGCCATTAGTGAGGTCTGCGCCGTATTGCCAGCAAAATTCTGGGCGTACATAGGCTGCTGATAGAACGAAGTCAGTGCAGCACCAGATTGTCCGCCAAGGTGTGATGCAATTCCGCTCATCTGCTGCAAGCCTTGTGCTTGACGTTGCTGTTGAAATTGATAGCGGTTTAAGACACTAGAAAGATTAGCCTGTTGTCCAAGTGCAGTTCCGCGTCCAGCGTATCCAGACAAACTGGCTTGATCAATAGATCTTTGCTGTTCGGGCGTAAGCTGAAAATTGTTTTGAAATTGTTTTGCAAGATTTCCCTCTGCATAATCTTGAAGTGCCTTGTTGGCTCCATAAGTGCCCTGAGCCTTTTGAAAAGCCTGTATGTAATTAGGCGCACGTTCCTGTAGCCCTTGAAGCTGGTTTGCTTGCGTTTGTCTGGTGTACGCATTTTCAAGATCAGACATTCCAGGCTGCAATTGCCCATACGTTGCAAGTTGCGACTTAGCTTGCTGCGCTTGTATTTGATTCTGGAGATCTTGATACTTTGGCTGATACTCTGCCTCCCTTTGATACATCTGAGGGGCAAGGTCAATTTGTGCTTGTAACACATTACGCATTGACTCCCCATAATTAGGAGCGGCGGGGGCAGCGGGAGCAGCAGGAGCAGATTGCTGCGGTGGGTTAAAGATACTAGATAGCCAGCTCATAATTTAGTTTCCGATAAAGTTAGCCATCACGATGATAGTTTGCCCAGTTGTCTCAAGCGGTTGTCCAAATGTTACCTGAAGTCTTGTAGAATCAACAGCATCACTCCATGGATATGCAATAGGTTTTCCAAACGAAACTGGAACAGCAACAGTATCTTTTTGAACTGAAGATATGCCGTTCATGTTGTAGTAAATATTGGAAAAAGGTTGCAAAAAACTTACCGCAAAAATAGCACCACCAGATCCAGCAGTTACTAAATTAACTGCACTTACATTATTTTGATTTCTAATTATAATAGAATTTCCATTGTAATTATATTCAAAGTAAACAAATGCACGAACAGACTGAATATCAATGACACTCTGTACGGTTACCTTCTTTAATGAATTGTTTTTAGATACCAAAAGAAGATCAGTTCCACTTGCCAGTCCAGATGCCTGATCCGTAATTGCTCCAGACAAAAGGATAGCACCATCGACATGGGCGTTTAAGTTGTCGCCCGTGACAACCATTCCAGTAGAGAAAGTAACTCCTTTTTGTATCTGCGACATATTATTCCTCGGAAATCATGTTTCTGTTAGCGACAATGGCATAGATTACAGCAGTTTTCAATGCTGGTCTTCCTGTGATGAATTGTACTTCAGAATCCATGCACGCGCCTCTAAGGCCGATTCTTGGACGCAATGTTGAATCTGCGGCAGTTGATCCAGTAAACTCGTATTCCATAATAAAGTCAGCAATGTCAGGATCATGTGTTTTTATTAGGATTTTGATGAAGTCACCAGCTATGTTGTTAAACTGATATTCAGCACGGGAAAACCGCTTTTCGTTTACGTTGTCAAAGGTGTACTGCCTAGACCGTATCCTAGCGTCAATCGGGATTGTCTGAAGCGTGTCTGGAGTCAGCTTTGCTGGCAGCACAAAATCAAGGACAGGATTGCCAAACAATGGCGAAAATTCGTCACCACCTTCCGATTCTTCCGTTAAAAAGATGCCACCATACGAGGATGTCCCTGTGAACCTAGTCAGTATGAAAAGCCGTCTTTTTTGCTGATACTGACACACGGCATAGTTGTCAATGTACAGCCCATCTGGATAGGTGTCTATCGTTTCCCATGCTTGATTTAGCGTGTTGTACACGATAATCGCGTTTGGCCGTGCGCTTTCATTGATTGGAAGTGCCATAAAGAATCTGTTGTCGTAGTAACTCGACACAGTCTTACCAGCAGCATTGAAATTTACAGAATCAAAAAAGTCATCAATTGGCTCACTAAGCGGAAGCGTGTTGCCAATGAGTTTAAGGTCAAGAGCTGGAGTAAGCATGTTTACCCCCTTGCCAGACATGAAGAATATGAACTGTCCAGCACTTGCAATGCTTTTCCTAGACAAGCAACCCACTTGAGTGGTTACTACCGTCACTTGGCTTTGGTCTGGAGCAGTAGGATCAAATCGTGGATCAAGGTATGCAACGTAGATAGACTTCTGCATGAAAACCACAAACTGGTTTTCAATCCAAGGCAGTACACCAACAATAGTGTCGTTACCACCTTGGTTGATAATAAAGTTATTTAACGTAAAATCAAATACGTCAGACAATATATCGCTAACTACAATCTCTGTTCTTGATACCTTGCAAACAAGTCGATTCTGAAAATAGAAACCAAAGTCAGCAGGAGGTACAGATCCAGTACCAGCATCGTCTACACCTTCAGTAGTTTGACTGTTTCCGAGTATGGAAGACTGTTTTGCTAGCGTGACTAAATTTGTCTCAGAGTCCCAAATCAACGGTGGTTTTACCTTAACGCAGCAAGAACTTACAGTTTGAGCAGGTATAGTTGCGCTGGTTGTATTCTTGAAGCTAAACGTAAATCCGCTAGAACTTGCTGATCCAATAATATAGCTATTATTAACAGATTTTGCGCCAGTTGTGTTGATGTTAAAAATGGTTATTTCATCACCATTGGCATACCCAGTTAAGACATTTCCATTAACTGTTGTTGCGGTGATTGTCTTAGTTTCACCAACTTGAACCTCTGGAATGTCTAAACTTAATCCAGCAGTTTCCGAGGTGATTCCAGTGCCAATCCGAGGATTTGTTTCTTCCCCTCTCCAGACGTAAAGACGACCAAGTGCTTGAGTCACCTCTGCAACATCATCAACCTCAATAATACGACCAGCAGGAAAGAAGTACTCTGCCGTTGCTGCCGTGGAAGTGTTGTAGAAATAAAGGAAGTCTTTAAAAATTAAGACAATATTATCATCTCCATTTTTATCCACAAACACACCAGATCCAACCATGATCTCAGACAACAAGGTGTCATCTGTGAGCCGCTTTGTGCCCTTGCGAGGTTGCGCTGTGCCTCGTTGCAACCTTACATTCCTAGAAGCCTGTGCATATCCTGGCTGTAGATTTGACGGGTCGAGACGACTGTTAAATCCAATGAAGTTGTTATCAACTTCTTGCAAGACATTTGTTGCAGCTTCAGGCTTGGGCATACTAAGATTTCATCGAACGCGGCCCTTGACGAACAAAAGTAGTGGTCATTACTGGCTCTTGCTGTTGTTCACTATCCTCAGCAGCATTATCAACAATCATACGGTCAATCATTTTGATTGCAGATTGAAGAGTGTCGCGTAAATCAAGCAGGCTTTGAGTTTCCATGCTTTCGTGTTCAGAGTCCATGTTGTCCTCTTCTCCGTAGCCACAATCAGAACAGCATCCATTTGAACCAATTGGATTGCCACAATCTGGGCAGTAATTCTTAGAAGAAACAGCCCCAAGTGAGCCAAGTGCAAGCATCAATTTTTTCATAAGACAAGATCTTTCGATAATATATACATAAACTAAAACAAATCAACCAAACTATTTAGCCTTGTGGTATGCGATAATAAGTTGTCACTATAATTTTTCCATCAGTTCTAGCAAATTTGAATTTGCGAGATTCAGCATTTTTGTCTTTTAAAATCTTGCGAATTGTTTGGTGATCACGTTCAGTTTGTTCGCAAATTTCACTCATTGTATACCATCTCTCTCCTTCTGGGGGAAATGAAACATTAACTTCATCAACTAATTGCTGTAACCAGCTTATATTGGAAGACGGAATGTCCCGTTCTTTGTTTCTTTTGCTAGCCATATTTGAGTTTCGTTATCGCAATACTCTCCCCAAGCAAAGCCTCTACTCCAAGAAGTTGTTGCCCTTCTATTTGCGGCATATCCTGCTTGTTTGGGATCACCTAGCCATCCTACACAATATCCCGTTGGATGCGCTCTATTGCGTCCCTCTGCTTGTGTTACCCTGTGCAAGTGCGCTATCAGCACCTTGTTGTGTGTTCCTGTACAAATAGCTTCCGCATGATCTCTTACAGCCATTTCGTTTACCATGTATCCATGACCTGCGAGCGTATCTCCAAACGCAAACCAACCGTCCTGAAAATTGTAATCTATTACTTTGCACTTAATCTCTTTTGCTCGATCTTGAATTTGTTGATATACGCGGCATGCTAAAGCTGACACAATTGCCCTAGGAGACTCCATTAAGACATTTAACCGAGCTTCATGGTTGCCAAGTAGATAAACCTGTGGCCGTAATTGTGAGAGAAATGAAAGTCCATCGTTCAAATCTCCTTCTGGATCGGCAGCTTCATCTGCGCTACCAATAGCTCCAGTGCGAAGACATGCTAAATCAATAGCATCACCCAAGTGAATGGTAAGCTGTGGTTTAAACCGTTCTTTAAATGCCAATACCTGACGCAACAATGTCTGATCCGCCAAATGACCATGCGTGCAGCCAACTGCAATAAACCGCTTCCATTTGCGAGTTACGTTCATGCAGTGGCAAATTGTTCCGCGTCTCTATTTCGATTAAGCCATCCTTCTAAAAACTTCTTTTGCGTTGGATTTTCTGCTGCAATCGCACGGTAACGCTGTTCCCTGCGTTCGCATAAAGCTTTAATAACTGGAGTTCCAGCTAATTTACACGCTTCAAGTGTCTTAGGGCCAAAGATGCCATCTGGCATACAGTGGATACCAAGCTTGCAAAGAGCATCTTGTAGCATTTGAATGCCGTTGCCACCGTTGACTTTAATGTCAAAAAGCAACTCTCCAACTCCAACGGGGAAATCTTCAGCATGGGAGGGAATCCAATACTCTTTGTGGTAGATCTCAACTGCCTCATCTTTGGTGAGATTTTCTACATCCACTTTAGGATGTGAGCGTTCATCAATTCCGTACTTGGTAACCCCTCCCTTGTCTGCGCTTACGTTTTCAGACACTACAAAATTCCAATCTCCGTAATGCCCACGGGCAAAAACTGCTTCATGTTTTAAGACAAAATCAACTGCTCTTAAAAAACGGTAAGAGTATTTATTTGAGTTCATGCGTTGCAATTCTTTCCCAAAGTCTCAGGCGATCATTCTCGCATTCCTGTATCTTCTTTCCCAAATCCAACAACCTTCCATTCAAATACCACACCGCCGCACAGAGCAGCAGCATACTCAACCCCTGCTCTGACAGCTTTTCTACAAGGTGCGAAATTAGTTGATCCATAACTATTTAGGCTGTTGGTGACTCGCGCCGTAATAAAAAGCAATTACCGCTGTAACAGAGCCAGTTAATTGCCCCAGAAGCATGGTTAATGTCTGATTATCCCAAAGCTTCATATCTCCAGTTAATAAAAGGCAGATAATTGTTAGGAACGTGCCAACTAAAACAAAACCTAACACCGCTGGCACTGGCGATTGAGTAGCAGTCTGCATTGCTCTAGCATCTGCTCGATCTTGTACTGCTAGCTTTTCTGTCTCAATTCCTAGTTCCGCCAGCCTTTGCTTTAAAGCTGTATCGGCAGCTTGAAGTGCGGCAATCTGCTCTGGAGTGAGGTTGTTGCTAGACAAAACTTTTTCTACGCTGGCTTTTGTCTTATCACTAAGACCAAGCGCAGAACCAACAGCCTCTACTGCTGCGCCACCAAGCGGCCCACCAAGTAGAGTGCCAATGGTTGGGATGATTTTGTTAAGCCATTCCATATTAGAAAATGCTTAAAGCCGCTTTACGCCAAGTGTTGGCCCCGACGCACACATAAATCGCAGTCGAATCAATTGCCACTTGACCAAGTGCCCCCAAAGATGTGGTGGTCAGCGCATGTGTTGCTGTTGTAGTGAGTGGCTGGATAGCAGACATGTTAATGGTGCGGAGTGCGCCTGTAATTGTGACACCAACAGACACTGTCTGAGAAATTGAAACAATGTAAGTACCTGTTCCGCCTGCTCCTGTTCCTAAAGCAGTAATCTGCGTTCCAGCCGTAATTCCTGTGCCAGAAATATACATCCCAATACGGAGGATGCCACCTGTCACTGCCGTAACTGTAAGTACCGTTGTTGCAATGGTTCCTGTGAAGAAGGCTGATTCGGTGAAATACTCCAACTTCCCATCCCACTCCACATTCCCTGCTGTTGGTATGGTATTTAATGGTTGTACGCTAGCTGTATTAAATCCAAAAGGACTTACAGTCGTGGTGTTTGCAGGAAAAACTTGCTTGCCCGAAAATGTGTTTCCAGACAATGTGGCATTTGCCGCGCGGTTAAACAAAACAGCAGAACTCAAAGGTGTCTGCCCAACAATAATGTCAGTATCCGTTCCTGATAGTGGGTAAATTGCAAAAATAGCTCCCTGCGAGACATTTCCGCGCAAAATACTTACATAAACCGAAGACGTTGTACCAGTAAACCACGATGGTCTCTGGAACACGGGAGCAACGCCAGCAGCTCCAGCCACCGTACAAACCCACGGGCCTGTCATCAAAGTGTTAATCTGCGCCGTAAACACCACAGTGTCCCCAACGGCAACGGGATGTAACTCCAACGTGTAAACGCCTGTCACGCCCAGAGTAAACTGCGTAGCAGTGTTGTTATAGATCGTTAAGGCTGTAGGCGTTGCCTGCGTTGTTGTTGAGTTAGACAGACTTACCTGCGTGCTGTTTAGTACACTAACAATTGAAACACCAGTTAAACCAGTGGTGCCAAAACACATGCCCGCTGCGAGAAGGCTCGTATCGCCCACGGTCAACGTCAGCGTTGTACCTGTCCAAGTCCCAGTGTATGGCCCTGCTAACGTGCTGGGCGACTGGTTGGTCGAGGCGCGGACGGTTACGTTGTGCAGCGGAGAGCCAAGGTTGTACAAAGCATCGTGCGGATTGTTTGCGCCTGTACCACCATTTGAAAGTCCAATAATTTGACTGGTGGCAAAAGCGCCAATGCTTGCAGGTGTAATTGCTGCAACACTAGCCGTTGTGGCATAAGAACCAATTTGAGCCGTGCTAATATAACTTGTACGCTCGCTAGTTGCCATTGCGCCAATACTCGCGGGAGTTATGCCAGCAACTCCAGCAGTGACCAATGCTTGCGCCTGAGTCGATGTGATAAATGCTGAGATCTGCTGCGTTGTAGCATACGCGCCAATCTGGGCCGTGCTAATGTAATTTGTGCGCTCGCTTGTAGCCATCGCGCCGATTTGCGCGGGAGTAAGTCCAGCCACAGCCGAGCTGACAGCAGTTACGCTTGCGATGCTGGCAGCGCCATTGACCTTACTGAGCGCAATAGCGGCGTTAGTAACAATGTCAGCGTCAACAATCAGCCGTGCTGGTGATTGGAATACACCGTTTACGACAAATACCGATCCCGATCCACCCACACTAGGAATGGTGGTGTGTACATGCGAGGGCGTTCCATCTCCAAACGATACAGTGATCGTGCGATTGTTGCTTGTGGCTTTGGCCCGTAACTCAACGTAGATACGATCATTTAAGTCAAGCGTGGTTTGCGGAACCACTACGGACATAATATATTGCGCCGTAACTGCTGGATCGTAAATGCTAACATCGTCCGAGGTTGCAAGCAACGTGGCCGTGGTGCCGTTGTATTTGTAAACGCGCAACTGCAATACTGTCTGATTTGCGGCGTTGGCGTTGCTGGATGCCCAGACGTTAAAATCAAACAGCCCTGCTGGCAGCGCAATGATGTCAGGATCAAGGATGTCGGTTATAAATCCTGCGATAAGGTCGTAGTTGGATTGTGACAAATGACCAGAGGTGTAGGTTGTCTGGCTGACATTCCCAGCGCGCCCTAACTCATAAGGCACGTTAGGCGTTGTCGGTAAACCCGTTATTGGCGCATCTGCTGCTGTACCAAAATTGAGGTAAAACGTCACACCACCACCACCAGATCCACCGTTCGCAACCGCGCCTGGTACCCACGCCGAGCCAGTCCATTGTAAAACCTGCCCATTTGTTGGCGTTGCCGTTGAGATTGGTTTACCTTGCAACGCCACGACCTGCGCCGATACAGCGCCTGCGGCGAGCTTAATGTCGCCATCTAGCGCAGGGATCTGATTTGTTGCCAATAGTCCGCTACCATTGAGTTTTGCGAGACTGGAAAGCTGACTGGTTGGTATTGCACCAATGCTATCAGGTGTAATTGTTGCTACACCCGCAGTCACCAATGCTTCAGCCTGCGTGCTGGTAATAAATGCTGAGATCTGTTGCGTTGTAGCATACGACCCAGCCTGAGAGGTGCTAATAGCACCAACGTCAGCGGCTGATGGCATAGCATGAACGTGATCAGCTCTGGAGTAGCTGAGATCTGTGCCTGCTGCCGCTACACCGAGTGCTGCTGGAGCAGATGTTGCCCCAGCATTTAGCATTGCGCCTGTTGGTCTAATGAGTGCCATAATTAGTAAGTGATTGTGCAGGATGCTGTTCCCGCGCCCGCTCCAATTGTAATTTCGTAGACCGCAAATGGCACAACAGTAGTGAGTTGATCATATGTCTCGCCAGCACTACCAGAAGTTCCAGCAGTTCCTGCTCCACCTGCGCCAGAAGCGCCATTGCTTCCACATCCATCTCCACCATTTCCACCATTTCCGCTCCACCGCTGTCCGTCAAAACCTCCAGCACTACCAGTACCACCAGATGACCCACCAGAACCTGACGCACCTGCGCTGCCACCGCTGCCTCCCATAGGCCCACTTCCATTTCCTCCAGCCGCTGCGCCACTACAGTAATATGCACCGCCTGCTCCACCGCCGCCACCTCCACCGTATCCGCCAAATCCCTTGGTTCCGCCAGTCCCGCCTATCAAAGTAATTGGGCTAAAACCACTTCCAGAAATACTTAGATTTTTTCCAGAAATACCATCAACCCCATCTTGCCCATCAGCGCCATTTGCACCAGTTGATCCCCCTGTGAATGGCGGATCATAGTCGGGAGGAGAACCTCCAAATGCTGATGTACCCTGTTCTCCGCTATTTCCATTTTGCCCCGCTGTACCATCAGATCCAGTACCTGCATTTGCAGTAATCGTAACAGATTTAACCCACGCTGGTGCAGTCCAATAATGTGTTCCCTCTGTGTCAAACGTCACGGAGCCATTAAGCGATGTCGGCTCCCATTGGTTATTTGCCGCTGACCACATTAAAAATTGCCCATCATTAGGCGCCGTTGTCGATACCGCCTTAAGCTGCAAGGACACCGCATCCGCTGGCTGAGGTGCCCACCACGTTGGCGAGGTTGCTGGATCGTTGCCTGTGTTGGAGTTTTGAATGCAAATCCACGTCTCGCGCTGCGAGGTTGCCACCAAATCACCCTGCGTGTAGGTCGCGCCAGCCGACCACGCACGCCCGCCGATGTCA